TGGTGATAAAAATCACACTTCCATTGAAGTTGAATTGATCTGGCACACCTTCACGACGCAACATGTTGCTGTCAGCAAGCCAAGAAATTTTACGCTTCTTGCCACTGTCCAGCGCACCCTTGAGCAAGTTCAGTGCAACGTCATCCAACAGAATACTGTCGCAGTCATCAAACACAAGAACGCAATTGGGGTCACTGTACTTGTACAGAGTGCAATACAGACCTAGTGCAGTGGCGCTGCCTTTAACAACTTCTGCACGAAGTTTCTTGCCAGCAATCTGGTCAAACAGGCAAGCTTTCTCCACAATAGTTTCAACACCGTAGCTCTTACCAACACCCGGGGGGCCACTGACAATCATTGCACGAATGTCGCCGTTGGTTGCAGCCTTGGTCATCTCGTCGAGGATATCAAAACGCTCACGGATACGAGCAATCACTTCTTCGTCAGTCTCAACGCTGACAGCTTCGCGCACTTCCATATCGTGCTGAATCATTTCGTTTCCAGTGACAAATTCGTAGGCCGCAACACCGTCAACCTTGATACGAATAGTATCAGGCATGTCGGGAAAATTACCGCCATTGCGAACAGTGACGTGGCCGCCGCTGGCAGTTTTCTTGTACTGCTCAACAAGCTCAAAAGTCATGCCGTTAACGGGTTTGTTACGATAAGTACCTTTGCGGATAAGAACGGTTGCTTTGGACATTTCAGCTCCTGTTTTGTTACTATTCCATTATTATAGCAAATTGCCCATTTTCGAGCAACCTTAAAATGCTGATTTTTGGGGTGTTGTACAAAAACAACACCCCAAAATGCTTAAAAATTAAGCAAATTTGACGAAATTCAGCGTAGTAACCTGAGCACCGTTATGATATTTGCTAGTTTCGGTGCGTTTAATTTTGCCCGAATAGCGAGCACTACGAGTGCAATCTTCTTTGGCAGTCAGATACGAAACCAAATTTCCGTTGTCGTCCTTGGCATTGACTGACCAGCAATTGAATTGCTGAAGGAAACGACTGTTCATGACAGTCAAATTGACTGTAATTTTATCACCAACACGACCCAAATACTGACTGACTTGGGCAAGCTCTGCTACTTCTTGCTCGCGAGCTTGACGCTGAACAAGTTGGGCCGTCATGCTGGGCAAAAATGCCATAAGTCCGGCATCACTCATAGTAGACTCTGTCTGCGTGAGCAAGTTAGTCAGTGTGTTCTGAAAATCCGGAACCATGAGACCTTTAAGAATACGCATCATACGATCCTGACTCAGAGTCTCCGTGGCAGCAAGTGCGTCGGTACGATCCTGCTCAGTGACTTCGAGGTTGCCTTCGCGCATCAATTGCTTATTAGGAACAACGGTGATCAGTGAATCCTTTTCTTTGTCAAAATACGAACTGTCTTTATAGACATTAGACTGATTCTTGCGATAAGCCGCAAAAGCTAGAGCGGCAAGCTCAACAGTAGAAATTTTCACTGGGGTGTATCGTGCCATTTCGTTGCTCCTGTGTTACTTACTATTCCATTATTATAGCAAAATTGGGATTATTGGTCAACCGTTTTGTTCAGGCTTTCCAAACTTTCCAAACGACTTTTTTCGATGCTATAAAACACATAGACAAAATAGCCCATGAGTCCAAACCCCATGAGGTAGAGCAGGATATTCACTGGAATGAAATTGACAATAACTGCAATTCCTAACCCTGCCATTACGGCGGTCAGAATCAGGAGTGCGGTGTTTTTTGCTGCTTGTTTGTGCATATTGTTTTTCCTTTCTATATCATTATTATAGCAAAATAAGGATTATTGGTCAAACAAATTTTGGGAGAAAGAAATGTTGTTTTTACACAACACTTTTTACCCATTTTTTAGCAGGGTTATTAGTCAACCAAAAGAAACTACTAAAAAGTGTTACTTATTCTTCAGATTTATTGTCAGCGTCGATGTATTGTTTAATAACACGCATCATCTTTCGACTAGTGTCATAGACAAATTCTTTGGCTTCATCTTCAGTATTAACAACCAGGATAAAGCCATTGGCAGCTTTACGAATTTCAATTGATTCAAACATGCAATTCCTTTTTGGATTAGTGGAATTGCAATTATAGCAAAATATTTAAATTAAATCAATGACATTTAATCAATTTTGACAATCATTTCTTGCTCTAATTCAGTCTCACTGAGAAATGGTGTCATGTCGTGCAGTCCAGCCTGTTTACCATTTTTTAATGCCTGTGCAGGCAGTATTTCTTGTTCGGAAAGGCACTGGCAGTCTATAATTACTGGTCCTTTTCTTCCAAGAGCAGCAGGAAAACGAAGACGTAGATCTTCTTTAGTTCTAATATCTACGCAGGGCATACCGAATGCTACAGCAATATTTTTCATACTAGGAAACCAAAGACCTGTTTCACTGCTAGTGCCGTATACTCTGCCATTAAAATATTTTTGTTGTGTGTTTTTAATGCTCAAATAACCGTTGTTATTTAATATAACAAATTTGATATCTAATTCGTGTTGTTTAACCACAGCTAGTTCTTGAACGTTGCTCATAAAACTGCCATCGCCTATGATACTGATCACCGGTTGATCACTGGCCATACTCACTCCAACAGCAGCAGGCAATGCCCATCCCATGTCTGCTTGAGCAGGACTAAAAATAAAACGCTGACCTTGTTTGGCATTAAGTGCCACAGGCCCTGCATAACTAATGCTGCCAGCATCTCCCATTAAAATGTCGTTGGCTGAACTATGCTGATTAATTGCGTCAAGTATGGCATAAATGTTCAATTGAAATTGGTCTTCAGTTGGGTGATAATCTTCCTGCATTACTGGCCATTTATTTTTCCATTCATTGCATTTAGCAATCCAATCTTGTTTGTTCATACTAGCATTGCCTTAAAGAAATTATTTAGATTATCAGCATATTTGAAATCTAAGCTGACTATGTCTTTTTCCAATTCGTCACTGTCTATATCAATTGCAATTTTAAAACTTCCTGGACTAAATTGTGCAGGGTCATATCCCACTACACTAGAATTCAAACTGCTGCCTAATATTAGAAGTAAATCTGCATTTTGCATGGCAAAGTTTCCTGCTCTCGACCCTTTAATACCAACTGCCCCAACACTCAAGGGATGGTTGTTGGCAGTATAGTCCCGAGCGCCATATGTACTTACATAAGGAATTTGATATTGTTCGATGAATTTAACAAAATTATCTACTGTATTACTTTGCCGAATTCCATATCCTGCCAGGATTAGTGGACGTTCAGATTTTTCTAATTTTTCTTTTACAAAATTATAGTTACAGCTTTTTTCATACCAATTTATATCATGCTCGATATATGTTTCTGGCATTTGGGCCACTTGTACATCACCAGGTATATCAATCCAGACTGGTCCGGGGCGACCTGTACAGGCCAAGTATACGGCTTTTTGCATAACATAAGCCACTTCTTCGGGACTTTCGATGAAGTGTGCCATCTTGGTCATGCTCTTATATGTTTCAATGACATCATGTTCTTGAATGCCATATTTTCGAATATTAATATTTCTTGTTTGATTGATATACCTACTACAAGTAGACTTGCGAACATTGCCACTGATAAACAAAACAGATACACTGTCTTGCCAAGCATTGAGCACAGATGTTGCACAGTTAGTACCTGCACAACCAGTTGTAGGATTTACTACCGCCAATTGTCCTGTGAATTTGCTTTCACCAATTGCCGAGTGGCCTGCTCCTTGTTCGTGATGATAGCAAACATAACCAATTTTTCCATGTTTAATAAAGCCGTCATTGAGCCCACTGGCCCCGCCGCCCATTAATCCATGCACACGTTTAACACCGATTTGGTACAAATACTCGGCGATCCAATCACATACTCTCATAATTTACTAGCCCATTCATTGATTCGTTTAACTGCACTCATTATACTATAAGTGTCGGTGGCATAGCAAAGCCTAATATGTCCTTGACCGTACTGACCAAAACAACTGCCTGGTACAGTGACTACTCCTGCTCGATCCATTAATTGCTCGCATACTTCGATGTCAGTGAGTCCAGTTTCTTCTATATTAGGGAACACATAAAATGCCCCACCTGGAGACTTACATCGAAATCCTGGTACGTCGTTTAGTCCTTTAACAAGAATGTCTCGACGACTTCGATATTCGGCCATCATTCTATAAACAGAATCTTGTGTTCCGCGTATTGCTTCAACGCCGGCATGCTGAATAAATGGACTAACACAACTACTGGTAGTTTGCAACAATGCAGCCATACGTTCCATAACTTCGGTGGGACCAATTAGTGCGCCTAATCTCCAACCGGTCATAGCAAATGCTTTACTAAAACCATTGCTTAATATAACATGAGATTTACATTTATCATATTGACTAGGGCTTGTAAATTCATAGTCGTCATAGATCATTCGACTGTAAATTTCATCGCTGTACAAGTAAATGTCTTTTTCCACACACAAGTCGTAGATAGCTTTGAGCTCTTCTTTTGACATCACTGCACCAGTGGGATTGTTTGGACTGTTGATAATAAGCAGTCGTGTTCGGTCAGTGATCAGTTCGCGTACATCGTCGGCCTGCATACGAAACCCGTGTTCTTCTTTTAAAGGAACTCGTACAGCATTTGCGCCGCACATCTTAATTGTGCTGTAGTAAGTAGCAAATCCAGGGTCAGGCACTAGCACATCGTAGCCCGGATCACATAGTGTAAATACGGCATAAAATATGCCGACATTAGCGCCAGGTACTACCAACACTTGATTTAAATCGGGCATAAAGTGTCTACTATTAAATGTAGCAACACGTATAGCCTCTCTAAATTCTAGCTCACCCCAACTGCTGGTATAATGAGTGCGACCTTCTGTTAAAGCTCGTACTGCTGCCATGGTAATATTATCCGGAGTATTAAAATCAGGATCACCAATCTCCATATGAATCATACTTCGGCCTTGAGCTTCCAGTTGCCTGGCTCGGTCTAAGTATTTGAACATAGGTTGGCCGTCAATATTAGCGGCAGCAATACTTAATTTTTTCATGCAAATAAACTCATAAAACCATCGACCTTCTCACCGATGTACGCAATTTGTTCTGGCGTAATCACAGGGCTAGTGCCATGAAAATATGTATGAGTCATGGCATGGGTAGCATTAGGATAATTATCTTTGGCTAGTCTAGGATCCATTAAATGACTGTAAGCAGGCTGTAACATAATATTACCAGCAAAATAAGGACGAGTCTGAATCAGATTTTCCTCAAGATAATCAACAATGTCACTGCGTTTAAATGGCGCATCTTTTCTAACAGTTAACGGAAATGCAAACCAGCTGGGATTGCTTTTGTCTTGTGCTCTTGGCAAATGGAAGAATTCTTCGTAACGTTCATAGATGCTGAATAAAAGAGCATGGTTTCGTCTACGCAATGCGTGGATCTCGGGCAATTTTTTAAGTTGCTCTAGTCCCATAGCACATTGTAGTTCGATGGGTTTGAGATTGTACCCAATTTCATCGTATACATATTTGTGATCAAATATTTCATCTGGCAGAGTAGGAATCCAGTTTTTAAAACGTTTGCCACACGTTCCACATTTTAGCTTGTTAGCTTCGGGACCTACACAATAGCATCCACGGCCCCATTCGCGGAAACTACGAAGAATTACATCAGTGTTGGCGTCATCTGTGGCCACGTATCCGCCTTCGCCCATGGTCATATGATGTGCCGGATAAAAACTGCAGGATGCCATTAATCCAAACGATCCTAAAGGCTTACCGTCATAGGTACTGCCCAATGCATCGCAACAATCTTCTAATAGAATTAGATTGTATTTGTTGACAACACGCATGACTTCGTCCATGTTAGGCGGATTGCCTAACACATGAGCAAAAGTGATTACTCGAATGTCCGGATTGTCTATTAGAATCTTTTCTAATTGCGTAGTGTCTAAATTCAAAGTTTCTAATTCAATGTCTACAAACACTGGAACGAAACCCACTTGCAGTGTTGGGTTTAGTGTTGTAGGGAAACCTGCAATTGGCATTAACACTTTTGTACCTTTAGGCAAGTTATATCCTCGCTTGCTGGTCAATGCCGACATCATCAGCAAATTACTTGAGCTACCGCTGTTAGTGACAATGCCTTTTGTTTTTCCAAACTGTTTAGGAAATTGTCTTTCAAATTGAAGCCCTTGATCGCCCATGGCCAACCAGCCATTGAGCAGTGAGCCTACTCCTGCTACGAACTCATCTTCATTATAATATGCACCCGCATAATTAACAAAGTCGCGTCCGGCTTGCCATTGTTTGTTTGATTGTTTTTCGCGAATATATTCGCGAACTTGTTGAAGAATTTGTTCCATGTATCACCAAATAAAATTTTCTTTGTAGTATTCTACTATCTTTACTAGTTCCTTGTCAAATATTGCTTCAGGTTTCCATCCTAATTGGCGCAATTTACTGTCGTCGATGCTATATCGAACATCCTGTCCCGCTCGTATCATGTGTTCGATATAGTATTCTAAAGGACCACTAAGCTCCATTAAATCAACTATTTTTTTAACCACATTGATATTTTCGGTTTCGTAATTTCCACTTATGTTATAAATTTCATTTACTACGCCAGACTCGATAATTTTGATTACTGCACGAGCTGTATCTCCTGCGTATAACCAAGTACGCACCGGAGTACCATTATTGTGCAAATCTACTTTGCGGCCCACACTCAAATATTTTACTGTCTTAGGAATCAGCTTTTCGACATATTGTCCTATTCCATAATTATTAGTCGGACGGATTATGACATAAGGCAAGTTATAAGTTCTTCCCCAACTGGTGACAAGATGGTCTGCCGCAGCTTTGGTTGCACTGTAAGGATTGCTGGGTTTTAACAAATCTGTTTCTGTATGACTGCCTACTGCTATATCCCCATATACTTCGTCTGTACTAAAATGCAGAAATATGGGTTTTTTATTTTTCTTTTTGTTTATCAACTTGAGTAAATTATGCACCCCGTTGATATTACTGTGAACAAATAAATCGCTGTCTTCTATGCTGTTGTCAACATGAGTTTCAGCCGCAGTGTTAATAATATAATCACAATCGTAGAGTCTTGTTAAATCATTGATGTCGCTTTTAATAAAATGAAACTGATCACTGTACCTCATTGACCAACTGTCGATCCATGCAGAGTTGCTGGCATAGGTGCATTTGTCTACACCAATAACATACCATCCTTGTTTTAAACAAGTTTCAGTGACATGACTGCCAATGAATCCTAAACATCCTGTAACATAAACAATTTTTTTAGACATAATTTTTTATTCCTTGTTCTAGCCCTTGCAAGTTAATTCCCAATTGAGCAAGTTTTTTTCCGCTACCTGTATAATAGCACCATTGTTTATCATTGATAGTAAATGTAATATTAGTATTGTGAAAAGAATTCAACATTTTTAAATAATCGCTAAGAAAATATTTTTCTAAATAAACACAATTAATATCTTTAAACTTAGGGTTTTCTTCTTTGCAATAATATTCTACTATCTTTGCAAAATCTAATGCACTAATATAATCAAAAAACTTATCTTCAATTGAAGTTATTTTGCCTGACAGAAATTTTTTAAACAATCTAATGTCGGGTTCGCTGGAATCAAAACATCCAAACAATCGTAAAGTATAAAAATTGTCACGATTTAATATTGCACGGGCAATGATATTTTTAGCAAATCCATAACTTTCTAGCGGAGTGTTGTTTACAACAGTTTCTTCTTTGACATTATGTATAACCGTTCTTCTATCAAATTCAGCCCCGCTGCCAATGTTGATAAATCTAGGACATTTCAAATTATTATAAAAGTTGAAAAAGATACCTAAGTCGGTTTGTACATCTGTGTAATTAATGTCGTTTAGCTTTGTACCGCCACCGCTGGTAATTGCATTAATTATTGTGTCAGGCTTAACTTGGGTCAGCCATTGGTCTACCTCGGCATAGCTGTTTAAATTTAAAGTTTCTCTAGTGACCGGAATCACTGAATGATCTTGTGAAAAATATTTGTGCAAATAGCTACCGAGATAGCCCCTTGCGCCCAGAACAGCTATTTTCATTTAAATTCAGTTAATAAAGGAACACCCAAGGCTTCATTGACTTGTCGCATACATTCTAGCTTAGTTGGACTGTGGCGGCTGCTGTGCCAATGAATAACATGTGCATCTTCGTACCTGCATTGATTCCACGCATCTTGCTGTTCGATGGTTGCCCAACTTGGAATCCATTGTGCTTGATAAAATAAATCAGGACGATGTGCATCTTTCCAATCTAACTCTTGACTCCAAAACATAGTATTATGGATGATCTGTTGATTATTGTAACTGCTCATGCCGTCACCGTTGTCCCACTCTTTACGCATCCCACGTTCTAATGTCCACAAATCTATGTTCATATTATGCGGGTAGTATTGCAAATCGTTGTTAAACAGATTATCAAAACTTTTATTGTATTGATTGGGTTCGTTCCAGCTTTTAGGGTCTGTCCAATTAAATAGTCTGAATTCATCGAATTCTCCAAACAATTTTGTGGGTTTTACAAACTGTACGTCTGGTCCTACCCATAGAATATTGCAAGGTTCGCGATGCCATAGCTCATAGACTCTGTCATTGTTCAATGGCATAGCATCATTGATACTGTTAATTTCCTCATCAAATAGTATGTATTCCCAATCTCCTTTTAAGAAGTGACGGGCGCTGCTTAAACTATGTAAGCACATTTGGCGATATGTTTCGTAGATATCCCCTTCGTCTTTAGTATCTTTCCAAACCCATTTGGTGCTTTTGATTCTGCGGTGAGCACACACCACATAATTTTTTACAGTTGTCATTGATTAAAAAATAAAATTTATAGTTGTATATATTCATAGTTAACACTTTCATGATTAACTCTGAATACGTTGGCGCCATTTTTTAAATGGAATCGTCGAGCCATGTCGGTAGTAGGACTCAAAGTTACAAATCGTTTAACATTAGGCATAGTTTTTTGTAGCTCTCTGAGACCTTCTCTTATTAGTTTTTGCCCTGCCCCAGGATGGTAACTCCATATGGTATAAAATACCGCAGTATCTGGTGTTTCAGAGTTATCAGACAATAATTCTTGTTCGTCCTTAGGAATTATGCTGCACAGTCTAGCACAAACAACTGCATGAACTGTGTTGTCTTCTGTTAATGCTAATACTTGACGGTTTGCACCAAATCGTTGTTCGTGCGGTATGTGAGGACGGACTGGGTCATCTTTAAGATAAGATGCTAGAGGATCAGATATATCTTTTATAGTGTAAATCATTTGGTAGGGCCTATTGTAACCGTATTTATAATAGCCCTACGATTTTACATGTTCCACAAAGAAATGTCAATTGACTTTAATCCGCTATATCTAAAATGTTGATGCGGATGTTCTAAGTTGTAAGGATTCTGTCTTTTAAAAGCACTGCCTTTAATTCTGTCTAAAATTCGATTTACTTTTTCTAGATCGCTGTTTGGTACATCAAGATATTCGATAATTGAATTTCTGTGATCTAAATTATTAGCATTACATAACATCATTAATACTATGTCAAATTCTAAATAGCTAAAACCAAATTGATCCTCGTCCCCGTTGCTGATGCCTAGGCCATCGGTAGGAGTTGCAAATACCGTAGATGCCGGCACACCGTAAATTTCGGCCAATTTGGGAACTTCCCAACTCTTGTTCAAACTTTGAATAGGTGCCAGATCTCCCACATCTCCGTGCAAGGTCCAGAATCCTGCGGCTAGTTCACTGAAATTATCTGTACTTCCCACTAATCCGCGATTCATACTAGCAATGTTATACAGTGTAATCATACGACTACGTACTCGCAGATTTCCTCGACGAATAGAATTTTCTGGGTTATCTATTTTATTATCGTAGTCTCGCACACTGGCTAAAAGGTCTTCAAATTGGCTAGTTAAATCTATGTGCATATGATCTAATCTTAGAGCTTTACAGGCTTCGATTCCTCTATCAGTTTCTTCTTTTTTCTGATGTATGGGCATGGTCACCCCAGTCACACTCCAACCAGCTGCTTTAAACAAAGCCGCAGTCAATGCACTATCAATTCCTCCGCTCATTCCCAACGCAACTGAATGTATATTGTATTTTTTAGCATATGATATTAATCCACTAACCAATTTTTTACCGGTGTCTTCTAAAGTATTAACATCTGTATAAACATTACTATCAATCAGTTCTTCTAACTTAGATTCGAACCAGTTGCTAAGTGGTGCTATTGTTTCTTGCCTGCTGTATCTTAAAATTTCTTGTTTGAGACTCATAATAATTGACCTAAAAATATAAAATATTTACATTAAAAAATTAGCTCTTCTAAATTTTCTAATTCTTTTTGCCCATGCACATCTACTATCAAATGCAATCTACCTTGATCACTGTTGTTGTGGACCCAATGCTTAAGTCCAGCATTAAAAAAATAAACTTTATTTTCAGCTGGTAGATGCATTTCTGCTACATCGTTGCCCCGCATAACATACATTTTTGCATTGGGATTTGTGATAAGAGGGACATGATATCTAGTAATATAACTTGGGTCATAATCAACATGAGGTTTAATTTTAGCGTTACCTTTTAACCACGCTAATCTTACCCTTGTAATTTTACTACTAAACTTTTTAAGAACAATTTCTAATTCACCAGAAACATGATCATTGAATATTCCATAATTTAATTCGTCTGCTTCTGCTAGGTAATTAGCATTAGTTGGAGATAATCTTTTTGTACGCTCGAATATATTTGTATTATGTAATTGAACTTTGCCGCTGGCTTTCGACTCATCAAAATCTGTTAGATATAATTGTTTATAATGATCCCCTTCCAACATCATAGCCTCTTCTTCCTTAAAGAAATTATCTTTGGAAAACTCATTGGCAATGACAAAATTTTTATGCTTACTATTAGCGCTGACTTTGATATCGTTGTAGTTATTAAAATCTAGTAGATTTTTATCTCTAAGATAAGATAATACAGCATCAACATCTACCTCAATATTTTTTAAATACCCAAATCGTGGAAGTTGCTTTCTACTTTTCATTTTATTCTTATTCTTTCGATAATATATTGTGTGACATCTATTTGCCACCATTTTTTTCCAAATTTATAATCAGCTGGAAACGCATGATGATTATTATGCCAGCCTTCGCCCCACATCAGAATTCCTAAAATAGGGTGATTAGTGCTAGTATCTTTGGTCTTATAATCTTGCCAACCAAGCAAATGACTAAATGTGTTAATGCTACTACCAGCATGCCATAAAATAAAACTAGGAATTAGATAAGCATAAATGATCGAAAATGGATCTAAGAGATAAAGAATTCCTGCATATAACATATGAACTAACCAATAGAATTTGTGCATATTAAAATGAAAAGAACTTCGTAATAAGTCTGGAACGTATCTAACGTTCACTGCATGAAACATACTTAAAAATTGTACTCTAAGAAATCCTTTATGATGGGGACAGTGCGGATCTTTATCTGTGTCCGTGTATCTATGATGTTCTCGATGGACCGAACACCATGCTATGCTGCTGCCAGTGCCACCAATTGTAGCAAGTGTAGTGCCCAGATACTCCCACCATTTTGGCGCTTTATAGCTTTTATGGCTAAGTAATCTGTGATAAGTTCCACTCATTCCTATACTACCAGTTAAAAAATAAACAAAAAATGCAATAGCCCAATGATACCAAGAACCGTAAAAAATCATTGGAATCAAACTTAGATGTGTAATAATCTGAAATACAAACAATAAATTTATTTTATTTTTCATGTTTTTACTACATCCCCATAAATTCTTCTTGTGTTTCCTCCTGCCAGACTAACGATTTCGTTTTCTTCTACATCTCTAAACACAGTTACTCTTGGATGTACCACACTGTTGTTACCCACTATATTTGCTTTGGCAATGACGGAGTCAAACCCTATATGTACATTTTCCCCAACTATGGCGCCGCCGATAACATATGCACGACGTTCAACTACGCTATTTTTTCCTAGAATACAATCATGAGACAAAGCTGAATGCGAATGGACTTGGCTGTGTGGCATCAATGTTGATTTATATCCAACTCCTGCGCCAAATCCTACGTAGCATCCCGGATGTAGAATTGCGCTTTTACTGATTTGAGAAAATTTATTAATTAAACTTATTAGTTCTAAATTGTAGTCATCGACGATCTTAATCATTTTTTGTCGTTTATTGCGATCATTTAAATTTAATGGAACTACTGAAGGACTAACAAAAAATACATAGCTATCACGTTCTTTTTCGAAATTGAAAGTTTTTTCACTTCCAATAAAAGGGATATAGCAAATAGAATCAGTGTTACCAAAATAGTTATCGTCGATTACTCCTTTAACAGAAATTCCCATTTGTTCTGCAGTTTCTGCAAACAAAGCAAGATTAGAATTTGATCCCAAAAATATCAAAGGTTTGTTCATAATAAATTTATTGCCCTGCGGTGTTGTTTGCTAGTAGATTAGTAATTCTACTCACGGGCGGCGTTCTGAGCATAGATATGTCAGTAAAGAAGTTACTACTTCAAGCGTCACTTTAATCCGACGTCGAAATATTTCGGCGTTGCAGTGTATTTAGTTTATCAGGGTTTAAGTCAAAAAAATAGACCCCGAAGGGTCTATTTTAAGGATTACTCAGTTTTAACAACATCATTGTGTATTCTTCAGGGTGTCTGGGTTGCCGATAACTATCGTGACTGATTTTGTCATAACAGTCTGAACAAAACTGTCCGCTTATACCAAAGTAACCCCGAAGGAACCACCATTGCCCGTTGTAAGTTTCCTTGTCCGTATCACAACTAGTGCAGGGTGTACGCATGATAACTCCTTACATTGTAGGACCGTTGCCATTTCTAAAACCAACTTCACCACCTTCCTCCCGTATATGTGCTAACACATCTTCGAATAAAATAGGTGCAAAATCCGGAGTCTGTTCCACGCAAACGCAATGATACCGAACATCGTTCTCATCACTGTATAAAACTTCCCCAGTTCTAGCATCAACACCACGAGCCTTCTTCACGCGGTTAGCATGGGTGTGACCGTGAATGTTAACACCAAAACGTCCTAAGCTGTCTGCATGTACGGGAATATGACTTAAGATCATTCCGTTCATAACGTGGTATGCTCGTAATTCTCTAAAGTATTGCCTATACTCGTCATCGCGGAAGATGTCGTGATTACCGCGAATTAAAACTTTGTCGCCGTTTAAACGGGCTAAGGTACTCAATGCCTTGCGGTTAATAACAACATCCCCTAAATGGTAAACTTTGTCCGCAGGCTTGACACGCTCGTTCCAAGCCTTGACCATAGCTTCGTCCATTTCTTCAGGACTGTCCCATGGTCTTAACTTGGTAACACCGTCGTTACGGGTGAAGCGACATACACCCATGTGTCCGAAGTGCGTGTCGCTGACTAAAAATACACTAGGCATATATCGCTCCTTTCATTTAAGTGTTTAAAAGAATATTATAACATTTTGGTGAATTTTAATCAACCAGAATTCTTAATAAGATACATGGTCACGTCGGGTCCATCTAGTAATACTAAATCATTAGGATATTTGTTACTAGGTCCCCACCCACTTTTTCCCAATCGTTCAACCCCAACCATTTTTGGATTAAGCTTTTTAACTATACCAACAATCAATGTGTTACTGGCCGGATAAGCGACACAGTCTCCCACATTAAGCAAACGTCCTAGCTTGTCTCTATGTTCGGGCACTTCCTTAGACATAGCGTATTTCCGTAAAGCCTTCTTCTTTAGTTGGTTCTTCCCAACCGGCAATCATACTGGCAATAACATGATCTGGAATCTCCTTGCCTGGACGGCTCATTAATCGGCGCATAAGTTCCGTATGTTCAGGAGTCTTAAAGACCACAGCAATATGCTCATAGTCTGGCAACATGTTAAACTTGCGAGCACGACTCTTAATCGTAGTGCTGGTCTGATCCCATATAATATCGCGACCTATGTCCCGAGCTGCTGTTACTTCTTTGGCCATTAAATCAACTGCCATTGGCATAAAAGATTCAAATACTTCAGAATAAGTAAGACCTACTTCCTTGGCATAAATTTCCACCCATTTATCAGTGCTAATATAAGCACAAGGAACCGCCCAACTTTGCTGATTTATCCAAGTGGTTTTTCCGCTGGCCGGAACACCAATTAACTGATAGCATTTTGCCATTACCAATTCTCCACACTTGACACAATTACCTCAAACTCACCGCTGACATTGTTAACTGTAGTTCTAAATACCATAGTAGTATGAGATCCGATGCCCGAACTATTATCCTGTTTAACTTCCACCGTTTCAACTTCGGGAAAGCTACTAAGAATTTCTAACATTTTTTCTAAATCTTCTTTGTGCAAATACATTAAATATCTCCTTCAGGTTGAGGAGGTGCCCAAATTTTCTTGTTACTTAACTCGTCGTATTCAAACGGCATGACATTTATAGTGTGCGGTTCATTTTCATCATAGGTCCATCCCAATGCCTTCATCATTCGGTGTTTGACTAGTAGGTTGGGACTTCGAAAGACTTCGGTGTCGTCGAAACCCATCATAACCCCGACTTCGCAGACTGCACCACTGCGGCAAACACCTGCCATACAATGAACAATCACGTTCATACGATTACCCAATGCATGTTGTAACAGACGAACAAGCTCTGCGGCTTGACCATGACTGCATCGCATTGCCTCGTCCAATGCAAAGTCGTTTTCTTCGATGTCTAAAAATTCAAATTGATGAACTTCCTTGAATGTATATTTAGACTCAGGGAAGCTGTATGCAGGGTCTACAATTTGAATCAGCATGGCGTTTTCGCCGGGATTAATATGAAATCCTTTTTTAATGTCGCTTAATGCAACGTTTTGAATCCAAGGCATAGATATTCCTTATTTTACAGGCCCCACATAATCTGCACGGACATACCAGTCCGGGGCTTCTTT